ATTTTTTCCTTTTTTTCGCGCTTGCGTGTTCGCTCGAAACTGTCTAATATGTCTTTTATTTCTAACAAAGTGAGGTCCCAGTATTTTGTTACCGGAACCCCACAGTCTAAAGCTAACGGGTACAAGTATTCGAAAATATCGCTTATATATTCGAATCCATGTCCTCCATCTCCTTCATCAGCATTTCCGCCTGGCTCTGAGTAAAAAAACCAGACACCGCCAACAGAGGCATGAGAACTTCAGCCATTAATTTGTTTTGGTCGCCGCCCTCGTCTACATACTCATCATACAGGCCCTGAACTACTGAAAAAGTCATCCCATGATGGAACGAACGCATAGAAGCCTGAATCACTGTGAGCATGTCAGCTACCGGCGGAATTCCATCATCCGTGAGATATAAAAGAAGATTGCGACGATAGCGCGCTTCAAGTTTGCTTATATCTACAGCCGTAAGTCTTAATTTATATTCTTTTTCTCCAACGCTCCAAATTGCATAAGGCGCTCTCTTTTTAGGTTTAATTTGCATCATTTCCTCTGCCGGTTTTTCTGTTACGAGTTCCTCATCGAATCCCTGTTTGTATGTGTCTTCCATCATTGTTTATTACCTTTCTATTTTATTCTGGGTCTACTATTACGATATCGCTCTGAAGCATAAGGGCCGCTGTAAAGTCTGCTGCCGTGTTGATTCCGCCACCATTGAACTTTGTAACAACCTGAGCCGAGAACTGATACTTTGTATGGTCAGCAAGCTCAAGCTGGTATTCGTTAGTGCTTCCTGCTGCTTCGAGTGCTCTGAGTTTTCTGTATGCAGTGTTTGCGCTGCTGTTGTCATATTTGAATCTGAATTCCATGTCACCCGGGTCACCAATACCCTTTTCATAGTGCATCATTTCATCAGTCAAACAAGTATTTTCAACCTTTTCAGGGTCCTGTCCCATTTCTGGGATTTCTTTAAGACCCGGTAAATCTGTATAAGTGCTTCCGCTTCCTTCTTTTACGCCTAATTTAGCTTTATTTGTAAGCATTATAAATTCTCCTTTTTATCTACTGCCATTCCAGTATACTGTTTGCGTGTTAACGTCTATTATGCCTTCATATCTCATGACTTTGTGGCGCATTCCTGCTGAGTCTGGTACATCCTGGCATACTGTTCTCACTAATCCGAGCGCTGAAACATTTTCATCTACTGCCAGCGCTGTCTGTGAGGTGCTTTTTATATCCCAAATATCTATCCTGTATCTCAAGTTTGCGAGTTGTTCTACTTCATCAGTCTTTGTATATACAGAATTATCTTCTTCGGTGTATTGAATAGCCGGTAAAGATACCCATGATTGAGGGTAAACATCCGTTACATTTTCTGCTACATTCAATAGCGCTTCATACACCTGGTCTTTTACGTTAATCATATTGACTCCCTTATTAGTCCTTCATAGCCTTCTTTTAGAATCTTCATTACAGCTTGTTCGTTATTCTTTAATGCCGGGTAAAGATACGGCTGCGCTGCTTGTCCGTAACAAATATAAAATTTCCCATCCGGCGTGTTTATAGAGTGCCAATGATACTTTTCAGCGATTCCAGGTTCGAGCTGCGACTCATGAATCCACCAAGGATGCGGAGTATATACCGGGCTAATCTCCGGGCTTATTCCTGCATGTTCGGCGGCTCCTTTTGGTCCTGTTCCCAGCTCTACATAATGAGCATATGGCTTTTTAGTGTAAACTTCGGCCACCTTGTAATCTCCATCTTCGTATAATTCTACTTTTATTGAGTTTTTAAGCTCTCCATGTCCTGTTGGCACGTTCATCACGGCTGCACTTCTTACAAATTCCGCCGCTTGTTCTAAGTTCCCCGGCTTATCTAGCGCGTCTATTATTTTTCCCAGCTGAATAACTAATTTATCGCTCATAATTTCTCAACTTCTAACTTCAATGGCTTGTATGGTGTAATACTTATAATCTTATAATCAGGGGCGCCCTCTGTATAAAGACTTATCCCATCTCCTTCACATACCTTAAACGCTCCGAAATCATACATAATAATCCCGTTTTCGTTTATGATGTTGTAACTGCCCCTTATTTTCACATTCTGTATACTGTGAATCCTGTCTCCATAAGTTTCTACTTGCAATCTACTTGTAGCGGGCCATATTTCGGCTTTGATTGGGAAAGAATTCAGGTATTTTGTAGACACTACGCCTTCGCTGTCTTTCTCTGTTGTTTTGTTGTAAAGAGTAATGTCTTTAATCCTGCTCGTTTTCAAACGCATTTCCACCAACCCTCGCTAATCTGTATGTTTTCCATATGTTGTAGAATTTTTCAGGTAGCTCAATGAAGTTGTAAGACTCCCCGCCTTCACTTCTGCTGCTTTCACCTTCAGTCCCAAGTCTGTTATAAGCAACAAGAGCGGCGTCCCCGATGCTAGTTGCTAACATTTCGGGGAGCGTCGTTCTATGCATGTATGCCAGCGCCGTAAGTTCCGCATCGTCAAGAAGTTGGAGCAGTAAGTCATCAGCATCTTCTCTCTCAATCAAGTCTCTGAGTCTATTTAGTTGTTTCTGTTTCAGGGCCTCCGTCATGATAGTCCTCCAAAAATTCTATAATGTCCTCTTTGCGTAAAGAGTTCGAAAGTGTAATTCCTTTATCTTTTGCAAGTTGCTTCAATTCCTTAACGGTCATGCTTTTGAGGTCGGGTTTTTCTTCCTCTTTTGCTTCCTGTTCCGCATCAAGTACTTTGAATCCGTTTGCCTTCAGTTCCCTTATCTTTTCGATGTTTTCCTCTGTTATTTCAACATTTCTGCGCTTAAGTCTCATTTTTGGCCTCTATTATTTTGCGTCCTTTACGTTCAGTGCTATTCCTTTTACCTTGTTTTCAAGTACCCACAGGTCGTGATAGCGTCTGTAGTCAACAATCCATGCGTCTGCGCCCTGGTTTTCATCAGGTGTAAAGATTCTCATCTTATCCTGTTTAGAAACTGCGATTGGGAGGCTTCTTGGAATTACCATGAAGTTAACGTCTTTTGCAGTTGCGCCCTTCTCGAATCCGTCTTCCTTAATAGTGATAGCTGTAACCATTCTTTCGTCATCTGTTTCGATGATAGGAATGTTATTGAAGCTCGGAACAGTGAGGTCGATTCCACCCTGTGCAAAAGTGGTGCTTCTAAGCTTTTCACCGATTGCTGTTTCAAGTGCTGTTACTGTGTCAGTTGTTGCATGAATAACGAGTGGAACATTTCTGAATCCTGCCTTCTTTGTCTTTGCAATTGCTGCTTCAAGCTTTTCTACGATTGTTGCTGCTGCTGGTGTATAACCATACTCAACAGCGTCGGCGTTGTTCTCGATTGCTTCGGTTGCAATTGCGGAAAGTCTGTAGGCATCAATTTCTGGTACAACTGCTGTTCTCTGGAATTCTGCAGATACAACACTTGCAGTCGGTACAAAGTTAGTCTCATTAACGTCCATTGCATCGAGTGTGAGCTGTCTGCCTCTGTCCTGTGTCATTGTTTTTGTTTCATAAGTCAGAGATACATCACCCTTTGGGTATCCTGTTGCTCTGTCATAGTTTCCAAGGCCGCTCATTGCAAGCTTCGGAATCTTTACGTCTTTTCCGCCGTTATAAATAACCTGGCCGGCGTTTTCTTCCATCCAACCTGTAGTTGCTTCCTGTTTAATTACTTCATCGAGTGCTGTTTGGAATACGGTTGCATAACCTTTTGAAAAATCATTTGCCATTGTTAATGTCTCCTTGTTTAATTATCTGTGCATAAATTTACGGACTTCATCGAGTTTCGAATCTTTGCCCGTGCCTTCTGTCTTTGCGTCTTTTGGCGGTTTTCCACCTTTCAGTCGCTCATTTACTGTGCTTTCAATAGCAGGCGCCCACTCTTTTTCAAGCGCTTCAATTCCCTTCTTTACGGTGTCAGCGTTTGTATAATCCAATAAGTCAGCAAATCCTACCGGCAATTTTTTATCCATTAGAATGTTTTTTGCCTCTGCTGCTAACTCTCTCTTTGTTATGGCCGCCTCTCTTTCAGCTAATTCTTTTTCCTTTTTCTGGTCCATATAGGCTCTTTTTTCATCTTCGTTCATGGTTGCCAATCTCTGCGTCTCTGTTAGCTGGTCGCTGTGTAACTTGTTGAGTCTGTCTCTTTCTTTTGTGACCGCTGTATTGATTCCCTTCGTTGTTCTCCTGTCGAATTCCTTCTGATATTCAGGATTGCTAGCAAGCATTTCATCGAATGTTAGTGTTTTTGTTTTTGCTGGTTCACTGTTTGCGCTCTGTGCGTCCACTGCTGCGCCCCCGGTTGCTCCTGTGTCTGCCTCTAATTTTGGTCCATTAAAAGTATTTTTCATATTTGTTACCTTTCTGCCCCACTACGTTCTTTGCCCATAGCGTTGCCCTTGTTAATAAAAATAGATATAAAAAATAGAGCCTTTTGGCTCCTGGTCGCGGGTGCTGTTTGCATCTCGGTTGCCCGTGTATTATCTTTATACTAACCCGCTCTATAACGCATTTATTTGCCCTCTGCGGGCTTTTTTCCTACCTTTTGAACAATTCCTTTTTTGATTAATTCCTTTGCTCTATCGGCCTTATATTCCACTATTTTGTCAATAACTATTAGTTCGCCGGTTTCTCTGTCTGAATAGGTTTTAAGCGCTTTGACTTTCATTTCCGCCTCCAATAACATATTTTTCATACCATTCGTTATATGTCATATTTGCTGGTACTTTGTAATTCTTCCCCGTTTTTTCATCTCTTGCTATTCTGGTCATATTCTTTAGAATTTCAGGGGGTAAATAAGCAATCGTTGTTGACCTACACCACGGGTGCATTGGTGGGTAATTAGTGCCTGGCTTCGCGTCCTTTACATCATAGGCTTTCCCGTCATGCATTCTGCATACTTCCGATGTTTTCAGGTCAAGAGTTGCCGTGAATATATATTTTGTTATCCCTGCATTTTTGTAGCTTTCTAACTGGGCCTGATTGGCCATAAAAGAACTTTCGGTCCGTATCAGTCTATGAGCTGCTTTGGCGCCCTTTTGAAACTGTGTTTCTATTTCCTTCCATGAATCAAACTCTGTTTTTCCTGTTAAGAACGATATAACGAGTTCATCTTTGACCGCTTTTGCTACTGCGTCGGTGTTTCCCCATAATTTAGTAGAGAAATTACCACCGAACCACGGCTTTCTCATTATTTTCTCAGCTGCGGCGGCTTGTAGCGGTCCAACTTTCCAACCTATCCCGGCTTGTTGTTGTATCTCGAACATCTTATGAAGATATGAGCGCTCTATTATTTGTTTGAATGTGTTTTCGAAAATAGCCCGTTCCGCAATAAACAGTAGAGGCATGAGCGCGTCAATCTCTTCCTGAAGTTTAAACAATAGGCTCAGTCTGTGCTGTGTTGAAGCGGCCTTTATCCATCTCAAGAATTCCTCTTTTTTTGCTTTATCCTGAATCTGTTCGGCTGCAATCAGCAAAGCGTTAATATCTTTGGTCGGTATTGTTTTTATGTAATAGCGGGCCTCTTCTTCAGTTAACCCCGTTTGATTCATGAATGCTTCAAAAATCCCCCGGCCTTTAGTCTCAAGATATTGAGTAGCGCGCTTGTATAAGCGTTCCACGTCTTTAGCGGCTTCATCTGCCGGTATCATTTCTTCATACATTTCACGCGCTGCGCGCTGTTCCCAATACTTTTGACTATCCATTAGCTATCATACCCGGCGCGTTCTCCGGTTCCTCTGTTTCCTTTGCTGTCTTTGTTTTTTTCGGCTGCTCTTCGTTTGCTTCCGGTGGCGTGTTGCTTTGAGCTGCAAAAAGTTCCTGTTGCTGCTTTATTGCTTCTTCGTTTTCCTGTTTAACTGCTTCTATCTCTTCGAGTGGATTCTCAACGAATGGAATCTGTGAAAGGAGCGTTGCTTGTGAGACTTTGCCAGACAATGCATTAACTATTCCAGCAAGTTCCGCCACATTCTTCGGTAATCCACGGCTAAATTTTGCCTCTACGTTTGCTTCTTCCAACTTCATCTCTTTTATACCGTAAAAGTGCAAGAATATTTTCAAGCGCTTTCTCAATGTTTTTCTATACCACCGCTCTTTTATCTTTGTTAACATCTCCAGGCCTAACAGTTTAAACTCCATCGCCACGCCTGAACTGTTGCCGGCGAACTTCTCATCGGTCAAGTTTGGAACATGTGAAAAAGTGTAAATGTCTTCTTTCAGCGCTCTTCTCAATATCTCCATGCCTCCTTCATCCAGGGTCCTTGTTAGGTATTCAGCTTTTGCGTCGGTGTCCAGCTCCAAAAGTTTCTTTTTCTTCAGCTGCTCCATTGCTTGCTCTGAACTATCAGAGTCCTC